CCTCCATGATGTCGATGATTTTCTTATCCATCTCGAAGTCTCCTTTCTTGACTGTGGGTGTTTTGCTCAAATCCAGCAAACTATTGAAAAGGTCTGCCGCATTTGCCTATATGCTCGCGGCGGCTACCTGCTTCGCTGCCGCCTCATATCCCTGATGGTAGGTGTAATATGTCGTGCCGCTCGCGTCCTCAAACACGCCGTCCTGCGGTTTCTCAAGGCTCTGAATGGCGATGGGGATTTTGGTTTTCTCATCGGAAACAATCTCGCTTTCCATCTTGCCGTCCGCTCTGAGCAGCGTCTTCACGCAGTACCAAAGCGGGCATTCGCGCCATTCGCGGTATTCCATTTCAGCTTTGATGCAGTCATTCATTCTGTTCAACCTCCTTACGGGCTTTCCTTTTTTCTTTACATTCTTATTATAGCACTTTAAGTCGTTTTCGTCAATGCTTTTTCTAAAATTTTTTCAGAAAAATTTTCTCGAAAAGCAACGGAGAATAAAAAACCAGGGAGCCTCGTCAGCTCCCTGATTCACTATCTTTTATGTTTCCACGAGCCTATGGCCTCGATGCCAAACAGCAGGACAGCCATATCCTCCATCGCACGGTTGATGTCCCGGTAGAACGTCCGCTTGTCGATGTTCAGCCGCTCGGCAATCTCATCCACGCTAAGCCTGTCCTCGTCGATGTACCGCAGGTTGAGTGCCTCCCATCGGCGGGCCTCATCGGGATTCACCGCCTCCTTGCACAGAGCCTCATACGCCGCCAGCATCTTGTCAACGTGGCTCATCATCAGCCCTGTCTTCCGGCGCATGGAGCAGATGCAGCTTACCTCCAATGTCTCCGGGGAAACGTGGGCATAGTGCGCCCGCAGCTTCCGGTAGTTCTTCATCAGAAGATTAACGTCGTGATACCGGGCGTCAAACTCCTCGTCAATGATAGCGTCCTTTCTGGCAAGAACTTCCTGTGCCGCAACCCGCGCCACCTCAGCGATTTCCTCTTTGTTCACCGCCACGCACCTCCTTTTTTAACTGCGAAGTTTACTGATACGCACTCGCAAGGCGTCCATCAGGGCGTTTTGCATATCGCCCTTGTTTTCGAGAGCCTCGACTACCTGCTCATCCATGCCGCCCTGCACAATCAGGTGGTGGATGATGACCGGATGCTCTTGCCCCTGACGATGCAGGCGCTTGTTCGCCTGCTCGTACTGCTCCAAGCTCCATGTCAGCCCGAACCAGATGGCGTGATGGCCGCCGCGCTGTAAATTCAGGCCGTAGCCGCAGCTCGCGGGGTGCGCAAGCAAGATGTCGATTTCTCCGTTGTTCCAATCCTGCTCGTCTTTCGCTTGGGAATAAACCCTGACGCGCAGGTCGTATTTTGCCAAAGCCTCAACCAGCCTGTCCCGGTCGTGCTGGAAGTTGTAGAACACAAGGGCGTGTTGCCCGTGCAGCTGCTCAATCAACTCCAAGAAAGCGTCGATTTTGCAGTCGTGGACTTTGACCGCCGTTTTGTTCTCGCTGTAAATCGCCCCGTTACAAAGCTGTAAGAGCTTTCCCGTCAGAACTCCCGCACTGCCGGCGGTTATCATGTCTTCGTCCACCTGCAAAAGCAGCTCCGTCTCAAGCTGGGAATAGGCTTTTGCCGCCGCAGCGTCAAGGGCTACCGGCACGTTGTTCACCAGCATATCAGGCAAGGTCAGGTAGTCCGCTGCTTTCATACTGATGCAGATGTCGCTGATGGCCTGCTTAATCATCTCGAAGCTGCCGTCCTTTGGCGAGTAATTGAAAATCGTCGTTCGGTTTCTCCTGCCGGGGACGAAGTATTTATCCCGATAAGCGCCGAGGGTCTTTCCCAACCGTGCGCCGCCGTCCAAGAGATAAATCTGCGCCCACAAATCCTCAAGTCCGTTGCTGGACGGAGTACCCGTCAGCTCCACGATGCGCTTTATCCTGCTGCGCACCAGCTTCAAGGATTTGAACCGCTTGCTCTGGGAGTTCTTGAAACTGGAACTTTCATCCAGCACCACCATGTCAAACGGCCACGCATTTTTGAAATGCTCGACCAGCCACTGCACATTCTCACGGTTCACCACATAGACATCCGCAGGCGTAGCCAAAGCACGGATACGCTGCTGCGCTGTACCGAGAACAGGAACGACCCTCATCATTTTCAGGTGCTCCCACTTCTTCGCCTCCGTAGTCCACGTGGCCTCCGCAACCTTTTTCGGTGCGATGATGAGGGGCTTTGAAACCTCCCATCTGTTATACCGCAGGTCGTGAATGGCAGTCAGGGTGATAACCGTCTTGCCCAAGCCCATGTCAAGGAATAAGCCGACGGCCCTGTTGTAAATAATGCTGTCAATGCAATACTGCTGATACGGATAAGGGACAAACTTCATTGGCCCCCACCTCCCTCAATTTCTGCAAGCAGCTGCATAACCTCGTCGATGCCCTTTACCACGCGCACGTCGGCGCCGCGCTTTTGCATCTCTCCAATCGTATACCGCTGGATCTTTGCCAAACGACCGGTTTCGGTTTTCAGCTCTGCGAAAATGATTCGTCCAGTTGGAGTGATGATGAGCCTGTCAGGAACGCCCGGTGTGCCGGGGCTTACGAACTTTAGGCACATACCTCCCAACTTCTTCACGCCATCAACAAGACGGCGCTCAATTCGACTTTCATTCATGTTTTCCTCCTGAAACATTGGTGTTTCTATACTTTACGCGCGTATAGGCGCGTTAGGCGCTTTAGGCGCGTAAGTCGTGCGACTATAATTCTAAATCCTTTCTAATATCCCTATTTTCTCTCTCTATTAAGAATGAATGTTTCAATGTTTCAAAAGCTCAAAAAGCCAGTAACGGTGCGGGTTTCAGCCGAAACATTGGTGAAACATTGGCCGAAACATTGAAACATTCAAGGGGTGAAACATTGGGTTGAATTTCCCGCCTAAACTTCTCTAATTTTTCCTGATGTTAGACTTATGGTGAAATCGGCCCCAGATGTTTCATCCCCAATGTTTCAGCGACGGAGGAACCCACGCTGGTATCCGCAGTAGCCAAATCGCAGCCCGTTCGAGGACTTTTCCCACCCCGGCATAGACCGCAGGATGTCATTTATCTCAGTCGCCTCGGCATACTTGAAATCCTTTGGCTGACCGCCGAACGCCTCGCACCAGACTTCCAGCGCGCACACGCGGTCCCGCTTTACAAGGTTTGCAGACCCCTCAACTGTGCCGTTGAGGAACAGCCGCCGCTTGTCCAGCGACCACTTCTGCCAGTCCTCCGGGACCAGCTTCTCAACGAAGTCAAGGACGATGCCCTCCTTGCTGCTGACTTCTCTGTGATCTTCCTGCTCGGCTCTCGCCAGCTCCTCCAACTCGCCTGTCAGGTACAGCGTTTCACCCAGCCGCCAGCGCATAACCGCCTCGGCCCATATCTGGTCCAGCTCGTCATCGAGGTCCCGCCATACCGTTTTCGTGCGTGGGACCACCCCCACATCCACAGGCCAGAACCGGCGGTTGCCGGTCTTATCCCGCAGGAACACGGGGGTATTCGTCGTGCCGAAGAACACACAGCATCGCGGTATATCCTTTACGTGCCGCCCGTAGGCCGCCCTGAATCGGTCCGAACGCAAGCTGAGGAACTGCTTGATGCGGGCTTCATCTGTCCGTCTGAAAGCGTCCAGCTCGCCGATTTCCACCAGCCACACGCCTTGCAGCAGCTCGCTTGCCTCCTTGCCCTCGAATGTCCTGATACCGTCGTTGAACCAGCCTTTGCTCATCCTGTCCAGCAGCGTGGACTTTCCGATGCCCTGCGGCCCTGTGAGGATAAGCATGGTGTCATATTTGCACCCCGGCTCCATAGCCCGCGCCACAGCCGCCGTGAATGCCTTTCTCGTGACCGCCCGCACATAGGGCTTATCCTCCGCGCCGAGGTAGTCAATCAGCAGGGAATCGAGGCGAGAAATGCCGTCCCACGACAGGGACGAAAGGTAGTTGCGCACATCGTTGAACTTGTGCTTCTCGCTGTGCAGGGACAGCGCGCCGTCGATTTTCCCGTTGCCCGTGATTTTGTAGACTTTCTCGAAGTACCAGTACAGCCCCTGATTGTCATTGTCAGTCCAGCCGCGCCGCTTCTCAAAGGCGCTCCACGGCAGGTCGCCGAGGATCTCTCCGCGCCCCGCGAACTCATTTAAGGCGAACTTGCCTTTGAGCAGCGGGTCGTTCTCAAGAATCAGCCAGATATTGTCGATGGTGGCCTTTATCGTACCAGTCTGCTTGTTCAGCTCCAAGTCCATCGTCCAGTCGAAGTTCTCAGCTTCGGCAGCCGGCGCCTCGCTCAGCCCCTGAAAATCGCTGACCGCAGAATCGGCCCGTTCCTTTGCCAGCTGCCGCGAGACCTTTGGGTCCTCGATGGCGAGGTTGCACATCGCCGCATACGACGGCAGCCGGTTCGTGGGCGTATTCGGGTCAGCCCCGTCGTCCATCTCCCCGAACTTGTGCATACGCACCAAATCGAACGCATTCACAAGCCTGCCGCAGCAGGGGTCAGTGGAATGGTGGGAGTAGAGGAACATCCCGTTGTCGTACACCACAGCGCCACCCGTTGTCGTTCCTCCGAGGTAGGTAAAACGCCCGTGTGAATTGTCCACCGGCTCGTAAATACCGTCGAGGTAGGTGTCCATCGCGCCGTATATGTCGTATGTGCGGCAGAATGCGCCCACCACGCCTGCCTTGCTCAGAGGATCGCTCTGCTTCATCGCCAGCTTCTTATAGGCGTTATCCGCGCCCGGAACCTGCGGCCATTTCGACACGTCCCGCCAGTCCCCAAGCCGCTCGTCAATCATGCGCAGCAGCCCATCAGCGTCAAGCAGCGGCTTGTCGCTAAAGGTGAACACATAATCGCTGTCGTAGCAGCAGCTCGGCCAGTACATCAGGCGTGTGGCCTCGAACGTGGTCGGGTCTGCGAACTCTATGCCGATAAGGGACGCCACGAACCGTGCAGACGGCTCATATTCGTCCGCAGTGACCGTCCGGTCAAAAGGGACTAATATTCTGAGACGGGGGCTTGCGGGCGAGTGCTTGCGCGTGGAATAGATGCAGTATCCGCACCCAAGCCCGTCCACCCGTTTCAGGATTTCATCTGTGCCTCCCGGCGGTATCGTGTCGAAATCCAGCGTGATGATGTCGCGGCCCGTCACGGCCCCCGCCCTGCGGCGCGGACCGGACAGCGTACCAGCGACGAACCCGCCGATGTCCTTTTTATCGTCCTGCTCCGACTTTTTCAGGTTCAGGTATTCCTGCATGGTCTCGGTAGAGCGGTTCGGAATCCTGAGCTTCTCGTAGAACTCTGACAGCATGATGGACTGGGGCTGCCAGTTTACGCTTTTTCGGTTGTTGCCGACAGTTATCGTTATCTCTCTGTCGTATTGCATTAAGCCCAGCCCTCCTTTACTTGTACTTCTTGCCGGTTTCCTTATCCATGAGGATTATGCGCCCGACCACCTCAAAACCGACGAGTTCAGCGGTCTTCTTCATAATCGGGATGAGCGCGCTTATCCGCTCAAGCACCCGGCGCTCCTCGGCCTCGATGTTGCTCATCGCCTCGCCCACAGTTGGGTCGTTGTAGCCCTCCGAGTTCTTATAGAGATGTGGTTTCTTATCGTGCGCCATAATCTCACCTACCTTTTGAGCAGCTTAATCAGCGCATGGATACCGCGAACATTGTCGTAGCCCATGATTTTGCCGGTTCCCGCCCAGAACTGAAACAGCTTGTCATCCGACTGCCGGCGGCAGTGGAAGTGGCCGCTCTGGGCGTTTTTCAGCGTGAACTCGATGTTGTTCCGCTGGAACTGCTCTATGGCGTACTGAATCCGGTCGGGGTTCTTTGCAACACGCGCATCGTGCTGCTCTTTTGCGTAGAGGTGATAACCGCCGTCAAAGGATTCGCCGGGGTTTTCCTCTCTGTCTTTCCTTGTCATATCGTCAATCCTTTCTAAAGAAGTCCCCGACCCAGCCGTCTGCGTTCAGCGGCAAATCCGGCGCCCACGGAATGGGCTGCGTCATCAGCCGCACCACATCGTCCAGATCCGCTCGGTCGGCAGGACAATCTATCACAACTTCGTCATGCACATGGAACACCACCTGATACCCGGCGTCCTCCAAATGCTCAATCGCAAGCGCGAGGCAGTCGCGGGCGATTGCCTGAATGCAGTTCTCCACCAGCTTGCCGCCGTAGGTCTCAAGCTGCGTCCATTGCTTGGTGGTCTGGTTCACACCGCTATACAAGATGGAGGGCTTATCCCACGAGTTCACACCGAGCTGCGGGTTTGCGTAATACAGCTTTCTGCGGCTTGGCAGCGTTATCGTCAGGAAGTCCAGCCCGTGTTCAATATCCATCTCTCGGGCAAAGATGAGGTTTCTCACACCCGCAGGCCGTCCTGTCTGGATGACCGATACTGCCGCGTTCTCCACAGCGTACCACAGGTCCACAATGCGCCTGTTCGCGTCACGCCAGCGGGAAACGATGTCCGGCAGGTCATCTTCGGGTATGCCCATTCGCAGAGCGCCCATCGCAATCAGGGCGCCTGTGCTGCCCTGATAGCCGAGGGCAAGTTCAGCGACCTTGCCTTTCTGCCGCAGCTCGTATTCGGGATTTCCCTTTTTGATTCTGTCAATCGGAACCCCGAACATCTGACTGGCAGACGCCTCGTAGATTTTGCCGTGCGTCCTGAATACTTCGAGCCGCCACTGCTCTCCCGCCAGCCACGAAATAACCCGTGCTTCGATGGCGCTGAAATCCGCGTCAATTAAGGTATTGCCTTTGGACGCAATAAACGATGTCCTGATGAGCTGTGAAAGGGTATCAGGCACAGAGCCGTACATACACCGCAGCTTATCGGCGCTCCGTTCCTTGACCGCGCTCCGCGCCCACGGAAGTGTTTTCATGTCGATGTAGGTCCTCGGCAGGTTCTGCACCTGCACGAGCCGCCCCGCCCATCTTCCGGTGCGGTTCGCCCCATAGAATTGGAGCAGACCCCGAACACGCCCGTCGCTGCACACGGCGGCTTCGATTGCGTCATACTTTTTCGTGCTCGTCTTGCCCAGCTCCTGACGGATTTCCAGCATCCTCTCTGCGGGACCTGTCACGGATTTACTGTCAAGCATCGCCGCAACCGTGTCTTTTCGCAGGTCTCCCACTGGCTGGTTCGTATTGCTCTCAAGCCATTTGCTGAGCTGCGACACGCTGTTCGGATTCTCAAGGCCGGTGATGGAGACCGCCTCTGCCGTTAGCTTGTCGCGGGAGGCGGCGTCGATTTCCAACGCCCCGCGCACCATCTGCATGTCTACCGCAACACCCCTTGCATTGATGAGGAGATCGGTCTGCCACTGCTTCTCAATGTCCGCAGGGACAGGGAAGTTCGACAGCCGGCGGTCAATTTCCATCTCGGTCGTAACATCGCCCTTGCAGTAAGTCTTGAACAGCTCCCACTTATCGGGGTCGTGCTTGGGGAGATTCCGTGTCCTGCCGCCGTTGCTTTGTGTGGCGGCGCAGGGGACGCAGAAATAGCGGATAAGTGCCTTGCCGACCGAGAGCTTCTGCTTTTCAGCGGGGAGGCCCAGAGCCTTGCCGGTTGCGTCCAGTCCTGCGGTAAATCCACAGTAGAGGCCGTGAAGCATCGTGTCCCGCCACTGGTCCACCGGCAGCAAGTGCCCGCAGAATTTCGAGAGGCAGTACCACTCGAATGCCGCATTGTAGGCGTGTTTGATGTAAGCGGGATTGCCCAGAGCGTCGAACAACCATTCCGGCAGCAGCTCTCCCTGAGCCAGATCCACGATTTCTACGGGACCGCCATCTACGCTGTACGCGAACAGCAGAATCTCAAAGTCAGGGCTTTGCACGTACTTATACGCCCCGGCCTTTGCGATAGGGACGCTGCTGTATGTTTCAATGTCAATCGAGATATGCGTCATCCGTCCCACCTCTCGTCCTTAATCAGAGCCATGCTCTCCGTGAGTTTCCCCCTTTGCCGGCGCAAGGCTTTTTCATAGCTGGACGGCTCAATCCGCACCTGCGGGAAGAACGCCAGCAGATGGTATTGCTCGGACTGTCTCAGGCTTTCCAGCGTCTTAACCACTTCGTTCAGCCGGTCAACCTCGGACCGCAGTATGCCGATAAGCTCCTCTCTGCGGGGGTCGCTGCAATATTGCTTTGCCAGCTTGAGAACCTTTTTCATCTGCTTTTTATTTGCGTTGGCGAAGAACTCTCTGACATTCAGCTCCATATAGCCTGTCGGATATTCAATTCGGAATACGCCGTTATTCATGGTCGCCGCCCCCTCTCTCAGCGGCGGCGATTTCGCCGGCACAGGCTGCGTAACCGGCAAGGTCCACAAAGTTGTCCTCCTTGTACCCGGTGGCAATCCGAGCCACCTTTAGCAGCCCCATCATAGTAGCCACGTCTTTGGCGTTGATGTGGTTGATTGCCATGACCTTAGCCAGCTCAGGATGAGAAGCTCGCAGGTAGACGCCCCACAACAGGCCGATGGTTTCAAAGTTGTTCTCCGGCGTGCCATAGTCCTGCTGGCGTTCCCCGCATACGCAGACACGAGCGGCCTCTAAAATCTCAGCTCTTTTCATGGTCTTCCTCCTTTTCAGGAACCTCCACCAGACGAGTATTCGGACGCAGCTGACAGCCACACTGCGGGCAGTCAAAAGCGTCATAATAGGTTTCGGGCTTCGCACTCCCTGCGAGGCGGCTAAACCCGGAACCGGCGTTATCGGTCACAGCTACGTAGTGATCCGCAATCTGCGGAATGAATTCGGTTCCACACACAGGGCAGGTCAGTTTCTTCATAGCGTTTATCCTCCTTAATGAAAAAGGCGCACGACCACTTATGGGTGGCCGTGCGCCTTTGCTCAATTTATCCAAAGTACGGCTGGCCGGTTAAGGGATTGATTGCCCCCGGCTGGACGCCCAGCGGGTTTGGCTGCTGCATACCCGTGTTGGGATATGCCATCTGCCCCGGAGTGGCTGGCATAGCCGCGCCATAGGCGGGAGTAGCGGGAGCGCCGGCCTCCATACCGACACCGGCAAAATCAGCTGCTGCGCTGGCGCCGCCGGCAAGTGCCTCGCCGTCGCGGGTCTTCATCACGTTGCCCAACCCGCAGCCCACACCGCGCTTGCCCGCACGGTTGTAGCCGAAGAAGTTGATCGTCACGCGGGCGTACATACCGCTGTAAATGTCCTGCGGGAGCAGCTCGGTGTTGATGTCGCTCTGGTGGACTACCTGCGGCTTGTTCTTGGAGCTGGCCGTAATGACCCAGCAGCCCTTGCACTCAGGACCGTAGGGCGTACCGTTCTCGCGGACGCCATCACCGTCATGGATGGGGATAGGCATGACAGGAGGGCGAACGCCGTTCCAAATCTTGCCCTGCGCATCGGCAGCGGCAGCCTCGATGCTGGCGTCGATGTTCTGCTTGACCGCCGTGTCAGTCTTGGGGATAAGCAGTGTCACGGAATACTTGGGGGTAGCCGTGGGGTCGTTGTTATTCACCCTCGGCTGCACGAGATTGACATAGGACAGGCGAACCTCGCCGGTCAGAACTTTCGTAGGCACATTGTTATACATAACTGTTTTTCTCCTTTCGATTTCACTCTGCACTGTTTTTCTTGCCCACTTAACTCCAGTGTCCATATCCGGGTTCT